GCCGACAGCTACGCCTTCACCAACGGCTTCCCGGAGCAGGATGAAGGCCATGCGGGCGTGACGATCATCGACCCGCGTTCACCCCGCGCCAACCCCATCGTCCACGCCTCGCTCGATGTCGAGGAAGGGCTTGATTACCTGCGTTTCCTGCGTTCCCGCTGAATGGCTGGCATCAACCCAAAGACGGGCAAACGACGCGATTGGGAGGCAAAGCAGGCTGCGAAGTCTGCTGCGCCCGACGAAGAACTCGCCAATATCGAAAAGCGTCTGGCGCTCCTCAAGCGCCAGCAGAAGGCCATAGAGGCGCGCGAGCGCCTTATGACGTTCATCAAGTTCACTTCCCCGGACCCGGAAGACCCGAGCGACGTTGAGCGCTCGCGCTACAAGAACGCGCGCCATCACGACGCTATCGCGCGTGTGGTCGAGGAAGTCGAAAAGGGCGAAATCCCGTTTCTGATCCTGACGATGCCACCGCGGCATGGGAAGAGTGAGATCGTTTCGAGGCGCCTCCCGGCCTGGTTCGCAGGCCGTCATCCCGACCAAAATGTGGTCGTTGCGACGTACAACGACGACTTCGCGCAGGATTTCGGTAAAGATGTCCGGTCGATCATGCAGTCGGCGCAGTACAAGCAGGTGTTCCCCTCAGTTACGCTGCGCCGCGGTGGCAGTGCGTCCGATCGGCTACAGACCGCTCAAGGGGGCCTTCTTACTTTCGTGGGCCGTGGCGGCACTCTAACAGGTCGCGGTGCACATTGTCTGGCCGCAGGAACTATGGTCGACACGAATTTGGGGCCGGTTGCGATAGAAGACCTGTCCTTGGCGCATAGGGTCCGGTCTTTTGACGTGAAGCGTGGCCGTCAAGTGTGGCAGCGGGTTGTCGCTCTCGCATCGCGGCCGCGCGCTTCGCTGCTTAGAATAACGACCGAAACGGGGCGAGTGGTCGAGGCGACCGCAGAGCACAGGTTCTACGCAAACGGGCGTTGGGTGAGGGCGGAGGATTTGACGCCCGGCGATGCGCTGCTGCCGATGCAGGTGGGCCGCTCCGATGCAGTGGCCTTAGTCGAGGACGCACGCCGAAGCGCCGTTGTCTACGACATACAGGTGGAAGAAACGGAGTGCTTCTTCGCCAACGGGCTCCTCACCCACAACTGCTTGATTATCGACGACATCATCTCCAACGCGGAGCAGGCCAGATCCCAGACGATCCGCGACCAGACGTGGGACTGGTTCACGAAGGTCGCCATGTCTCGACGCATGGGCAAGAAGCTGGTCGTCATCACGTTCACGCGCTGGCACTCCGACGACATCATCGGTCGCCTGACCGACCCGGAGAACCCGCACTACAACCTGAAGCTGGCCGAGAAGATCAAGATCATCAACCTGCCGGCACTCGCCGAGGACGACGACCCGCTCGGTCGCGCGCCGGGCGAGCCGCTCTGGCCGGACGGCCCCGATCGGTTCGACGTCGACTTCCTGCAAGAGCAGCAGATGCTGGACCCGCTGGGGTTCGCCTCGCTCTACCAGCAGCGCCCGAGCCTCCTCGACGGCGACATGTTCAAGCGCGAGAATATCCGCTTCTACAAACAGGATGAACTGCCGGAAGAGCTGCGCGTTTACTGCTCCTCCGACCACGCGGTAGCGACAGGCCAGCGCAACGACTACACGGTCCTGCTCAAGGTCGGCATCGACGCGCAGTCGAATATCTATCTGCTGGAGTGCTTCTGGCAGCGGGTGAAGTCCGATGCTGCCGTCGAGGCGATGCTGACGATGGCGAGCGGCAAGCACAAGCCGCTGCTGTGGTGGGCTGAGAAGGGCCATATCTCGAAGTCGATCGGGCCGTTCCTGCGCAAGCGGATGCTCGAGACCGGAACCTACATCAACATACGCGAAGTCACGCCGGCGGCCGACAAGGCCACTCGCGCGCAGTCGATTGCGGCGCGCGTCGCGATGGGCAAAGTGTTCTTCCCGATGAACGCGGTCTGGTCGGAGAAGGCCATCAACGAGCTCATGGCGTTCCCGAACGGCACCCACGACGACTTTGCCGATACGCTGGCCTATATCGGGCTCGGCTTGCAAAGCCAGTTCGCACCAGCCAAAACTTCTGCTAGAAAGGTGGGAGCGCCTGAGTTCGGAACTCTGGCCTGGGTGAAGCAGGCCGACAAGTGGGCTGAGCAGAAGAAGGCCCGCGCTGCGGCCGGAGGTTTTTGATGGTTTTAGAGGACGACAACGCCGGACAAGACCAGTCGATGACCGACGCTCCCGACGCATCTTCGACAGACGAAAAGACGCTCAAGCCGAACCAGGAGAAACTGGTTCAGCAGATCATCAAGTCGATCAAGGAAGACAAGAAGCACCACGAGAAGGCGTTCAAGCGGATGCGCCGCGACATGCAGGTCGCAATGTGGGGCGCCGAGAAGGATTGGGGCGAGGAGAAGTACCGCGCCAATATCGCCGGCCGCCACGTCAAGCAGAAGACCGCCGCGCTCTACGCCAAAAACCCGAAGGCCACAGCAAAGCGCCGCGAAACGCTCGATTTCACCGTCTGGGACGAGAGCCCCGACAGTCTGATGCTCGCCTACCAGACGATCCAGATGGCGCAGCAGGCCGCGGCGATGGCCCAGCAGGCGCCGCAGATCGACCCGATGACCGGCGCTCCGGTAGCGCCGCAGATGCCGCCCGGCTTCGAGCAGGCGATGGCCCTCATTGAGGACTTCCAGCAGGGGATGCAGCGCCGCCAGTTCGCGACGAAATACGGCAAGACGCTGGAGATCCTGTTCGCGCACTACCTCAAGGAGCAGCAGCCGGTCGACTTCAAGACGGGCATGAAGGCGCTCGTGCGCCGTACCTGCACCTGCGGCGTCGGCTACATCGAGCTTGGCTTCCAGCGCGAATACGGCCCCCGTCCCGGCATGTCCGAGCGGCTGGCCGATAGCCGCGCCCGGCTCGACCACCTGAAGCGCTTGTCCGAAGGCGTCTCCGAAGAGGAGATCAGCCCGGACGACCCGGAGATGGCCGAACTCGAATACTCGATCGCCCAGCTTCAGCAGGAGCCGGAGACGATCATGCGCGAGGGCCTGATCGTCGACTTCCCCCAGGCGACGAAGGCCATTCCTGACAAGCTGACCAAGTCGCTGCAGGGCTTCGTCGGCGCCCGCCACATCACGCTCGAATACATGTTCACGGCCGACGAGGTCGAGGAACTGTTCGGCGTGAGCCTCGACGACAGCTACACCGGTTACAGCAGCAGCGCCGGATCGTCGCGCGAGGTATCCTCCGAAGACGTTCTGGACGAAGATTTTGAGTGGTCGCCAGCAGGCCAGAAGAAGTCCGGCATGGTCTGCGTGTGGAAGCACTACGACAAGGCCGCCGGGCTCGTTTACTACCTCGCCGACGGCTACAAGGGCTTCTTGCGCGAGCCCGCCGCGCCCGACGTGTTCGTCGAGAGCTTCTGGCCCGTCTACGCCCTGACCTTCAATGCGGTCGAGAGCGAAGACGAACTGTTCCCGCCGTCTGACGTGTCGCTGATGATCGACATGCAGAAGGAGCATAACCGCTCCCGGCAGGGTCTGCGCGAGCATCGCGAGGCCGCCCGCCCGCGCTGGGTCTACTCCAATGGCTCCTTCGGCGACGAAGAAGACCCGATGGTCCTCAAAGACCTCAAGGCGTTTGAGGTTCTGGGCATCAACATGGGGCCGGGCGACAAGATCGCAGACCTCTTGCAGTCCGTGCCGGTGCCCGGCGTCGACCCGAACCTCTACGAGACGGGGCCGATCTTTCAGGACACGCAGGTCGTCGTCGGCACGCAGGAAGCGCAGTTCGGCGGCGTGGCGAAGGCCACCGCCACGGAAAGCGCCATCGCGGCCAATTCGTCGGCCTCCTCCGACGGCTCCTCGGTCGACGACCTCGACAGCTTCCTGACGGTGGTTGCCCGCTCCTCCGGCCAGATCCTCCAGAAGGAAGCCTCCGCCGAGAAGGTCATGGAAATCTGCGGCCCCGGCGCCGTGTGGCCGCAAGTGCCGCTCGCCGACATCGCCAGCGAAATCTACCTCGAAGTCGAGGCAGGATCGTCCGGCAAGCCCAACCAGGCCGTCGAGATCAACAACTGGAAGCAGATGCTCCCGATGTTGCTCCAGATGCCCGAACTCAAGCCGATGTGGCTGCTGCGCGAGACGCTGCGCCGCCTCGACGACCGCATGGACCTCACCGACGCCATCGCGGCCGGCATTCCGTCTATCGTCTCGATGAACTCACAAAAGCAGATCGCAGGGCCTGTTGGCCCGCAGAGCGATCCGCAGCAATCCGACCCGAACCAGCAGGGGGCCGAGGGCGCGAACAACGCTCCGATGCCGCCCGGTGGGCAAGGCGGGAGCGGCCCGGCGTTCGGGTCGAACCAAACGGCGTAGGCCGTTGTCTGGCATGACTTGCCGTAGAAACCAACATGCCCTACAATTGGGCGCATCAAAAGGAGCGTAAATGCCTCCCGAAACGGACGCTAACATCGAGGAATTGGACCCGTCCTCCACTTCCGATCTGGACGCACAGCCGGAGACCTCAACTGAGGTCAAGGCTGATGACGCGACTTCGTCCCCCGCGACCGGCGAAACTGATGACAGCCTGCTCTCCGTAGTTCGTGACGTAGTCACGGAGAGCCGCAAGGATCAGACGGCCTCGCCAGCCGAAGGTGAAGAAGACGGCCTCGAGGCCGACGGAAAGCCGAAAGAGCAGGACAACGAGGAATACTCGGACGTCCCGTTCCACAAGCACCCGCGTTTTCAGCATCTCCTCAAGGAACTGAAGACGGAGAAAGTCGACGCGCAGCGCTACCGCAACGTCGAGGGGTTCCTGACAAAAACAGGGCTCTCCTCGGAAGAAGCGGCCGATGGTCTGACCATCATGGCGCTTATCAAGACCGATCCGCAGTCAGCCTGGGAGCGTCTGAAACCGATCGTATCGAACTTGCTCATCGCCGCCGGCGAAGTGCTGCCTGACAACCTCAAGCAGCGTGTCGATGCCGGAGAGATGAGCCGCGAGGCAGCTATCGAGCTGAGCCGCGCTCTTGCAGCCCAACAGGCCGTCAAGACGCAGCAGACGTTCGCCGAGCAGCAGCGTGAGCGTGAGGCCGCCTCCAATGCGACCAACGCCATTCGATCCGCCGCAGGTGATTGGGAAGCTGACCGCCGGAAGCGCGACCCCAACTTCGACGCCAAGCTCGTGCCGCTGCAAAAGGAGATCCTGTTCCTGCAGCAGACCGAGGGAAAGCCGAACACGCCGGAAGGCGTGAAGGCGCAGCTTCAGAAGGCTTACAAGGCCGTCAACGAAGCGCTCGCGCCCACTCCGGCCGCCCCGAAGCCTGCCGCACGTCCAGCGATCCGCCCCATTACCGGCGGTCAGGTCGCAGGCGGCCAGAAGCCCGAAAACATGAGCACGCTGGACATTGTGCGTGCAAATCGGCGCTCGGCCTAGGACATAAAGGATAGGCTGAATGCCTTTCACTTCTGACGAAATCTCGAATATCACCGCTGCCGCGCTCGAGACCTATATCGACCGCGGCACCGTCTTCAAGCAGAACGTCGCCAACAAGCCCATGCTCGAAGCGTTCGACAAGGCTGCTGGCAAGTTCACGGGCGGCAAGGACAATGTGACCTTCGCCGTCAAGGCCGGCCAGGGTGGCGGCTCGCTCGTCGGTTACTCCGGCGACGACCAGGTCACCTACTACAACCCGACCGGGATCAAGCGCGCCCGCTTCCCGTGGCGTGAGCATCACATCGGTATGGTCGTGACGATGACCGAGCTCAAGAACGACGGTATCGAAGTTCTCGAGAACGGCTCGGATCAGACCACTTCGCCGATGGCAAGCCGCGAAGAGCAGGCCCTCGCCAATATCCTCGACGAGAAGAACGACACTCTCGGCGAAGATTACGCCTACTCGTTCGACCGTCTGGTTCACGGCGACGGTTCGACCGATGCCAAGGCCATTGCGGGCATCCGCTCGCTGATCCTTGACAGCCCGGCCGTCGGCACGACCGGCACGATCGGCCGTGTTGCCAACTCCTGGTGGCGTAACCGCGCTGCTACCACTGCCTTCGCCGGCGCTGGTGGGCAGGGCCCGATCACCGTGTCGACATCCAACGGCGGCGCGCTGATCGAGTTCCTTGAAAAGGAATGGCTGCAGCTCTCGAAGTACCGTCAGGGCTCGAGCCGCTACAAGCTGTTCGTCGGTTCGGACTTCCGCGCCGGCTACATGAAGGAGCTCCGTGCCAACGGCCAGTACACTCGTACCGGCTGGGAGGGCCAGAAGAACGCCGACGGCGGCATGGATAACCCGACCTGGAAGGGTCTGGAAATGGTCTGGGATCCGACCCTCGACGATCTGGGGTACTCCAAGCGCATGTACGTCATCGACATGGGCAAGACCGGCGTCCGCCTGCTCTACATGGACGGCCAGAAGATGAAGAAGCACAACCCCGCCCGGCCTTATGACCGCTACGTGATGTACAACGGCATCACGACCGACGCGGTCATGATCGCCAAGCAGCTCAACACGTCGGCGGTGTATGACATCGCGTAAGACACGACGGACAGACCCGACACGATAAGGTGCCGGGTCTTCCTCCAACAAGCAGGAAGTGAAAAATGCCTAACTACAACAACCGCTTCGCTCGTGTCTCGACCGTTCTCACGGCCGACGTCGCGACCGCAGGCACCTTTACCGTCGCCTACCCTTCGGGCTTCGCCCAGGGCGACTTCACCGCGGGTCTTGTCCGTAACGCCGGCCACTACGCCGTCGTCAACGGCAACGATCGCTGGACGGCTGCGGCCTCCCAGATTTCGGCCACCTACGGCGCCTCGCTCATCACCGTCACCAACTCCTCGGGCATCACCTGGTCCGCCGGCTCGACCGTCGACCTGTTCTTCGACGTGGCGGACGGCAACAACGTCCTTACGCTGGCGTTCCCGATCAACCTGGCCTCGATCACCGGCACTCAGGACGTCGTCACTGACTTCCGTCCCGGCGTCGATGGCGTGATCGAGGACATCTCGTTCGTCACCAACGTCCCGGCGACCACCGCCGCGAAGCTGGCAACGCTGAACGTCGAAATCAACACCACGAACCTGACGGGCGGCCTTCTGGCCCTGACGACCGTGGCGGCGAATACGATGGGCAAGATCGTGCAGGGCACCGATATCACGGCGCTCAACGTGCTGACCAAGAAGGACGCCATCTCGATCGAAGCGTCCGCCGTCACGGCCTTCGTTGAAGGCTCCGGTACGGTCTACGTCCGCATTCGCCTGAACAACAGCGACAGCATCTAAGTCCTGACGGGCGGGGCCAGCGCTCCGCCCGACCCCTCCTGACCGACCGCAAAAAGGTAAACCAATGCAACTCGCAAACATCATGCTTTCGCTGTCCGGCGACGCGGGGCAGACCATCCCGAAGTCGGCCATCACTCCGTCCGAACTGGCGATCCTCCAGCTCATTCACGGCGAAACCAGCGTCGCTGACATCGACCCCTACGGCCAGGTGAACCGCACCAGCCGCGCCGAGCGCGAACGGCTGCTCAGCGTCTACGGCAAGAACGAGGACGGCGTGCTTCGCTCCAAGGCGATCGACAGCCTGTTCCCCGGCGTCGCCGCGCGCATGTTCGAGACGTTCGACGAACTCGAACTCCCCGAAGAGTTTTACAAGCCCGCTGCTCGCGTCGGCGCCGGCACCACTGCGGCCTCGCGTAACGCCAGCGCCGCTGAAGGCGAAACCGTCCTCTCCAAGGAGGAAGTTCTGCCGCTCGACGCGCCCGTCAAGCGCGGCAAGAAGAAAGCCGTCGAGCCAGACCCGCCGCCCGTCATCGAAGACGCGCTGGCCGCTGCTGCCGACGAGGATGACGGCATCGGCGACATGGCGCCGGCTGGCGACGACATGTTCAAGTAAGGACCGGCTATGGCCCGCGGTACGCCTCTCATCCGATTGCTGGAAATGTACCGCTCGGCCTGCCGCCTGTCGCGTAACGCTGCGCATAATAATCAGGTCCGCGACACCCAAGTAGAGGAACTGCAGCAGAAGCAGGACTTCTTCTGGGAGGACTTCGCGTGGCCTCACCTGCGCGTTGAGCGCTTCATCAACGTGCAAGCGGGCCAGCGCTACTACGACCCGCTGAGCGCCACGCTCGAAGACGGCACTGGTGGCGGCGATCTAGACATCACAAGGATCAGCCGGATCGACGTGCGCTACTCCGCCGTCTACAACCCGGTCGACCCCGGCATCGACGACGGCCATTACGCCGCCCACGACAGCGAAACGGACCAGCGCGCCTGGCCGCCGCGTCGCTGGCTCCTCACTGAAGACGAGCAGATCGAAATCTGGCCGGTCCCCGATCAGAACGCCGACACGACGACCCTTGAGGGCCGCGTCCGCATCATCGGTATCCGCAAGCTACGCCCGCTCGTCGCTGACGCCGACGTCTGCGACATCGACGACCAATTGCTGGTCAAGTCGGCCGCTGCCGACTATTTGGCCGCGACCGGCGCCAAGGACGCGCAGTTGAAGCTCGATCAGGCCGCCCGGCTCTACGCGAAGATCAAAGGCCAGCTCATGCCGCGCAAGAAGTTCCGCATGTTCGCGGAAGAGGACCGCCGCCCCGCGCAGCCTGTCATCAATCACTACCGCCCGCCGAGCGTCTAGATGGGCACCATCTGGATCAAGGAGTTCACGGGCGGCCTTGACGCACAGCGCCTCACCGAGACGATCTCGGGCGGGGTGCTCATCAAGGCGTCGAACGGCCACATCACCAGCGGCGGCGACTTCGAGAAGCGCGCCGCGTTTGCGCTCGAATATACGCTGCCGGCGGCGGCCTCAAAGGGCATCGCCGCCGACCGCACCAGCGTCTACGTGTTCGGCCACGACGCCGCCCCCTCCCTGCCATCCGGCATCTCTTACCAGCGGCTGCAGCACCCGGACGGCGTGACCGCGCTAGACAAGGTGCTGGACGTCGAACTGAACGCTGGCAAGCTCTATGTCGTGGGCCAGTTCGTCGACGGCTCGATCTACCACTTCTACGACGGTACGCGCGTCACCGACTGGTTCGACGGCCGCGCCCGCGCTTCGTTTGAAGTGACGGGCGGCGGTGTGACCTCGACGATTGACATAAAAGTAAACGGCATCACGCTGATGTCCGCCGTCGTCACATGGGCCACGTCGAACGAAGCGACGGCAACGGCCATCGCTGCGGCGATTAACTCGAATACGTCCTCGCCCGATTACACCGCCACCGCCGTCGGCGTTCGCGTCAACATCATTGCGGCGACTGCTGGGGCCGCCAGCAACGGCTTTGCCGTCACCTTCACGCTCGTCAACTCCTTCACTGTCTCGGTTCCGACCGGCCTCGTGCTGGCGAACGGCGCGGACGGTAGCGGCACGTTCCAGCCCGGCACCTACGCCAAGACCTTCGGCTCACGCCTGCTTTCGGTGTCCGGCCCGAACTTCCACCTGTCCGGCATCAAGGCACCGACGAAGTGGACGACGGAAACGACCGGCGCGGGCTTCATCGACATGAGCTCCGTCGCGGCCGGCCTCGAGCAATTGGTGGCCGTCGCCAAGTATCAGGAATACGTCGCCATCTTCGCCGAGAGCGCCACGCAAATCCACTACGTGGAAAGCGACCCGGCGAACTCCCGGCCGATCCAGACGCTGGAGAACACCGGCACCAAATACGCCAGTTCGGTCGTCAAGTTCGGCGACAACGACCTCTTCTACGTCGATGGCGGGGTACGCTCGCTCAAGGCGCGCGACGCCTCAAATGCGGCCTCCACCACCGACATCGGCGTGCCGATCGACCCGCTGGTGCGTGCGGCGCTCGACGCCCTCACGGACGCGGATACGACGCGCGTCATCGGCGTGATCGAGCCGTCGCAGAAGCGCGCCTGGATCATCATCAAAGACATCATCTTCGTGTTTTCGTACTTCGCGGGAGCAAGGGTCAGCGCATGGTCCACGTATTCGCCGGGCTTCACGGTCGACGCCGTCACCATCTTCAATCGGCGCGTTTACCTTCGATCCGGCGACAATATCTACGTCTATGGCGGCCTCGGCTCCACGCTCGAATACGACGCAACGGTCGCCGAAGCGTGGTTGCCCTACCTCGACGCGGGCGACCCGACGCGCACGAAGAACTGGACGGCGATCGACGCCGCGTTGACCGGCAAGTGGGCCGTCGGCTATGCCATGCAGCCGACTGACCCGACTGTCGAGGATGACGGGCCGACAATCGTCAAGACCTCCTACAATCAGGACCGCCTGCCCGCCATCGGAGCCTCGACGCACCTGAGCGTCCGCTTCCGGTCGAGTGGCACGGGGGCGGCCAAACTCGGCGCCTGCGTCGTCCACTTCGAGGGCGAAGCCGATGAGGATTGAGCGCCCCACGCCGGCCACCGTGCGCGAAGTCGCGCTGGCGATGCGGGAGCGCGACTTCGAGGAGTTCTCGGCCGTCCACGATGTCGCGACGCGCGAAGAGCTTGCCGCCCGCTTGGCGCGGCTTTACGGCAGCCGCGATGATGTGCAGGTCGCCTACTACCGCGACGCGCCGGTCGCCGTGATCGGTCAGATCATGCCGTGGCCGGGCGTGATCTCGCTGCTCTTCTTTGCCACCAAGGACTTCGGGCGCGTCGTCACCGGCATCACGCGCGTCTACCGGCGCATGTTCGACGAGATGGAAGCCTCCGGCGTGCATCGCATCCAGGCCATCTCGCTCGCCGGCCACACCAAGACCCACAAATTCCTGTCCATATTTGGACTTCAGCAGGAGGGACCGCCGATGCGCTCCTTCGGCAAGAACGGTGAAGCGTTCCTCCAGTTTGCCCGGATCGTCGATGTTCGTCCGCCTGGCGCTTGAGAGCGACGAGGACGCGATCGTCCAGATGGCCCGCGACAACATCGCGGAAACCCGCCCGGATATGGAGTTCGACGAGGCCAGATGCCGGGCAACGTTTAAGAAATACCTTAACTATGCAGACCCGACTTTCTTTGTCGTCGAGGATCGTAGGTTGGTTGCCGGGTTGTTGGTTTGCAATTTCTACGAATACCGTGCTGCCTCTGGTCTTTTTACGACGCAAGAGGTATTGTACGTGCAGCCCGCATCGCGCGGAACTCGGGCGGCCGTGATCCTGATGAAGCAACTTATCGCCTGGAGCAAGCTGCTCGGCGCCAAAGAGATCATCGGCGGGAATGACAATGAGTTCCAATCCGACCGCACAGCCAGGTTCCTTGAGCACTTCGGTTTCGAGCGTGTCGGTTTTGCCATGCGACGAAAGCTGACAGATGGGCGACACTAAGGGCGGCGGAGCCGAAGCCAAACAAGCACGAGCCGACGAACAGGCGCGGCAGGAGAAAATTCGCACCGGCACGGGGCGGATCAACAACATCTTCGACACGCAGTTCACGGACGGGTTTTTCAACGACCGTCGGCAGAAGTACCTCGACTACGCCAAGCCGCAGGTCGACAGCCAGTACAAGGACACGTCGCGCGATCTGGTTTACGCACTCGACCGCGGCGGGCTGCTGGATAGCTCGGTGCGTGCCGACAAGGTGGCGCAGCTTCAGAAGCAGTACGACCTCAAAAGCCAGGAAGTCGCAGACAAGGCCCTATCGTCGGCGAACACCGCCAAGAGCCAGGTCGAGGACGCCCGCGCCGGCCTCATCACGACCCTCAATTCGACGGGCGATGCGGAAGGCGCGGCAAACAGCGCCATCACGCGCGCACAGGCCCTGTCCAAGCCTGACGCATATTCGCCGCTCGGGCAGCTTTTCACGGACTTTACCGGCGCGCTCAGCACGCAGGCGGCCATCGAGAAGGCGAACGCGCTTTCCGGCGGCGCGACAGGCGGGCGCTACAACACGGGTCTTTTCGGGCCTTCAGGTTCAGCCGTCTCGGTTCGGCGATAGGAGCCCAGCATGTGCGACCCCATGACCCTCATCGGCCTCGCGCTTACCGCCGGGTCCACTGCCATGAACTCGATGGCGGCCGGCAAGGTCGCCGGAGCGCGCAAGGGCGTGCTCGGCGCTGAACGCACTCGGCAGGCCGGTTATGACGCCGAGAATGACACGCTGAACACGCAGTCGCAGGACCGCTACACGAACTTTGGCGACAAGCAGGCCGCGACGGCGGGCACGCTCGCCGACTACTATTCCGGCCAGACCGTGGCGCCGCAGAGCCCGGATCTCATTCCGACCTCGACGTCGGCCATCGTCCAGCAGGACGAAGCGGCCAAGCGCGGCGATGCGCGCGACTACACGACGCAGCAGGGCGAGGCGCTGGCAAAACTCCGCGCCTTCGGCGATCTGCTCGGCGAGAACAGCCTTGGTCAGGCGCGCGACGCCGGAGCGATCGGCCAGATCAACGGCTTCAAGCGCGGCTCGTCTGACGTGACGGCTTACGAGCTCGACGCGGCCAATCACCAGGGCGACGGCCTCAAGACTTTCGCCGATCTGCTCGGCGGCGTCGGCTCAATCGCTACGGGCGCTGGCCTCGGCGGCACGTCAGCCGCAGCGACGAAAGCCGGTACGGCTGGCCTTTCGCTGGTGCCTTACGCTGGAACGGCGGCCAAAGTCGCGCCCAAATCCCTGTTCGGAGGGTTCTTCTGATGCCCGTCGCCTCGAACCGCTACTATAACGACCCGTCGCTCGGGCAGGCGTTCGCCAATCTCGCTGACGCCTTCGCGCCACCGAGCGGGTCGGATGCCTCGGGGTACGCGACGGCCGCAGCCACGAAAGAAGCCGCGTCGCGGCTCGCTTGGCTGTTCGCCAACCCCAACGACGCCACGGCCTCGAAACGCTCGTCGCTGACGGGCGTGCAGGAGTTCGGCAACACGCCGGAAGGCTACACCTACAACGTCGACACCAATGCCACCACGCTGCGTCGCGGTCAGGACGTGCAGGCGGCCACCGACATCACGAACAATCAGAACACCGTGCAGGGCAACACGATTACTGGCCTCTACGGGCACCCCCTCGCACCGGGAGAGGTCAGCCAAGCCGTGCCTGAGAATGTTATGTCGCAGGTCGGGCTGCCCGGCGTCCAGTCGCAAGCGGGCTTGCCCAAGCCGCTGTCCGCCGATGAGGTCAAAGCGAAGAATATTCAGTGGCTGTTTGAAAACTCGAACGACCCGACCGCCGCGACGCGCTCGTCGGTTGTCGGCATCGCGCCGTACAAAGATACTCAGCCCGGCTTCGCGCAGACGAACGAGACGACGCGCCGGGCCGACGAACTGTCGGCTGTCGCCAAGCTCTACGGCCCGCTCAATCAGGGCCAGGTTCGTCCGGCCATCCCCGCCGATATCGCGGCGCACGTTGGCCTGCCCGAGATTACGCAGGCGCTTGGCCTCGACAAGCCGATGTCCACCGATGAGGTCAAGGCGAAGACCCTCTCCGATCTGCCGGTCGCAGATCAGATCGACGCGGTACTGAGCGATATTCCTGTGGAAAAAGTCGGCCCGGAGAGCACGTTTATGCGCCGGTCGGACGCGGTCGGTCGGAACGCGGCGCCTACGGCCTCGCCTGCCGCCACGCTCAACAACTACCGGACGCCCGACGGCAAGGTCGGCACTTACGTCGTGCGCAACGGCAAGGCCGTCGATAGCCAGACCGGCGCCGAAGTCCCGCCCGGCTCTATCGACTTCAGCGCGTCGCTGCAGGGCGGCGGCGCCGAAACGAACCTCGCGCCGACGGCGGCCAATATCACGGCCGGCAACAACCTGAACGCCTCGCTCGACAGCGCTGAGTACACCGCAAAGCAGATGAAGGCCATCATGGCGCAGAACCCGAACGCGAGCGGTATCCCCGCGCGCATCAAGGGGCTGGTCCAGAGCCTGACGTCGAGCGCCCAGCAGGTCATTTCTGCTTACGCGACCGAAGCCCCGGACGCTGCGATCCAGCTCGACGAAGCGCGAGCGCTCCTCGAAAAGACGCTTGGCGGCGGCACGGGATACGACAAGGACGTCGTGCGGCTCACATCTGGCCTCTTCGATCTGGCCTACGCCCGCGCGCAGATCGCCAACCCGACCGGCGAAGTATCGCGACAGGCGTTTGACCGCGCCCTCGAGAGCTTCGGCCAGACGCTGTTCAGCAGTCAGACCGACGTTCAGGTAGGCCTCGACGCCTTCCTGACGGACACCATTGCGGCTGGCCGCGTGAAGGCCAAGAGCCTGCTCCAGCAGAACGCCGGCGCAGATCCTGCGGCGACGGACGCTCCGCCTGCTGCGGTCGAGGAGTGGACGCGGGTGGACGGTAAGTTAGTTCGAGTGGGCGGGCAGTAGGCATGGCGCGCATCATCAAGTTTGAAGGCCGGACGATTAGCGTTCCCGATGACGCGACGGACGACGAAGTCCGCCAGATCATCGACGGAACGCCCTCTCCTGCGGCTGTGGCCGCGCCTGCCGCTCCGGCCCCGGCCGTTCCGCCAGCCCCTGCGAATGGCCCGATCGTGCCCTCGTCGAACGAGATCATGTCTGGCGAGCCTGCCGCGCCGGCCGTTGCGCCCGCTGCTGGCGACGGCCGGAATTACGGCACGGATACGATGTCGATGATTTTGGAGGGCCTGCGAGAAGGCGCAGGCCAGTTGCTGGGGGCGCCTGTAGACATCGTCAACGCCTCTCCGGTCATCGCGGGGGCACTCACCGGGTCGTGGGGGCTGCGCCCTATCACGGATAAGCCGGTCGGCGGCTCGCAGTTCTTCGATGAACTGCTTTCTGGTTACGGAGCAGTCCCGGCAGCGCCCGAGCCGAAGGATTTTCTGCAGAGTATTCTTAAGCGCACGGCGCAGGAACTCGGCGGCTCGTTCGTTCCGATGGCCGGTACACTCGGCGCCGTCGGGCGCTTGACCGCCGAGGAAGCCCGCGCGCTTCCCGGCCTCGCCAAGTTCTTCGAGGCAGACAAGGCGGCCATTGCCCCGGCCAAGTTCGTTGGCGACAACGTCGCGATGTCGATCGGCGCCGGTACTGGCGCAGGCATTGCGAACGAAGGCACTCGCCTGGCGGGCGTAGATCCGAACAGCCCCACGGGCCAGATCGCCGATCTGGTCGGCGCGATCACCGGCTCCGGCATCACCGGCCTCGGCAGTGGCCTCATCAAGGGCGCTGGAAACGTCGTGGCCGGCATGACCGGCAACCCGAAGTTCGCGGGCAATGTCGTCAAGGACAATGTCGTCGATACGATCATTCAGAACTCCGACACGATGGGCCGGCAGGTCGATCCGACCAATCTGAAGGCCCCGCTCAACACCGACGAGCTGGTCAGCGCTATCACCCGCAAGGCCGAAGCCGAGACCATGATCCCCGGCTACAAGGCATCGACGGCTGACCGTGCCGGGGACGCCGGGTTGGGCCTGCTCGAGGCCGCCCGCGCCAAGGCCGCGCCGGGCGTCTATCGGGCGCGCAACGACACGAACACGCAGGCCGTAGAGGGCGCGGTGAATGACCTCCGCCCCACCGAACAGCCCGGCGCGTTCTCGGAGCAGGCCATCATTGAGCGCCAGGCGCGCATCGCCGCCGACACTGGCGCCGCCAGCAACGCGAAGAAGGCGTTTGACGACGCAATCGCTACGCTGCAGCCCTCCTCGCCGAACGAGACTGCTCGCGGGTCTGACATACGCGCTGCTCTCGAAGACGCGCAGACCAAAGCGACAGAGTTTGAGCGCGGTGTGTGGGAGGCCGCTTCGACGAACGATCCCGTCGAGTACGGCCCCCTCGCTGACGCATTCAAGTCTGTGGACGACAGCCTCACCGACGTCGAGCGCGCCAAATACCGCCCGGCGGAGGCCGATATTCCGGCTGCTCGCATCAAGAAGGAACAGGGCGCCGCAGAAGGCGACGCAGTTCGCGACGGGCTCGACCCAGAGGACCAGAAGGTCTTCGACGCCCTCATGGGTGCCCCGGACGAGGCAGGCCCGGTGTCCGTGTCGGCGCGTGAGGTCACGTCGCTGCGTTCGGCCCTCACCACTGACATTCGCAAGGCCACTTCTGGGTTGGAGCCGGATGAGAACAAGGCCCGAGTGCTCAAGAAGTATGTCGACGCGATCGACGGCTACATGGAAGACACGCCCGAGCTCGCCGGCCGCTTCGACACGGCGCGGGCCGTCTCGAAGGACATCAACGACCGCTTCAACCGCGCCCAGACTGGCATCGCCCAGACGCTCGCCAAGAACGGCGGAATGCCGCAGGTCGACGCGAGCGCAGTCCCTGGCAAGTTCGTTCAGCCGGATAGCGGCCGCGTCACCGACTACCGTGCGCTGATGCAGGAGGCGGGCCGAGATCCGCGCGCTCGCCGCGCCGTGTCCGATCAGGTCATCGCCGACGCGCGCTCTACGGGCGTGTTCGACGACCCGACGCGCCTCAAGCAGTTCATGGACGAGCGCAGCATCGTGCTCTCCGACTTCCCCGAACTGCGCGCCCAGATGGAGCGCGCCGGCCGCGCCCGCGGGGCGGCAACCGCCGCTGCGGACAAGCGCGATCAGACCGTCGACACGCTTACCAAGCCCGGCAAGAGCGCCGTGGCCGATTACCTCTCGTTCGGGCCTGAGAAGGCCGAGAGCGCCATGAGCCGCGTGCTCAGCGGCAAGCAGCCGGGCGCTGCGACCGACGAGCTGCTGACCTTCGTCAGCGATAAGCCGGACGCCGTCGAGGGCCTGCGCGCCGCGTTCTGGAAGCAGATCGACAGTCAGGGCCGGGCGAAGAACGCAGCGGCCGAGACGGACAGCGGCGTGATGCCGCTGGTCCCGCGCAAGGTGGCCGCGTTCCTCGACAAGCCCGAAGTGCAGGCCGTCGCCCAGCGCCTCTACCGCGACAACCCGGAGCACCTAGCAAACATCAAGAAGATGTTTGCTGTGCTGCGCACGATGAACACCGGCTCGCGCATCGGAAACGCGGTCAACCCGTCTGGCTCTGGCCTCATGAAGGGTAACCCGCCGGTTACGATGGCCGAAATCGGGTCGAAGGCGTATCAGGCCAATATTGGCAAGGGCTCGATCTTCTACGCGGCCACTTATCTGGCCGGCAAAGTGCTCCGCAACGTCGTCGGCAACCAGCGCTCGGCCGCCTACGAGATGCTTCTGGACAAGGCGCTGCTCGATCCCGATCTGGCTGCTGCCCTGCTCAAAGAGAACAACCCAGCCAATCGCGCCGCCGTGGCGCGCAAGGCGAAGCAGTACCTGGGCAACCAAGCCTCGACGCTCATCAACGCGATCAGCGGGCAAGAGGAAAGCGACGTCGAGAAGGCCACCAAATGAACCTCTCCGAATACGCCATCGGCGGCGCC